CAAGTACAGACTTGAGATAGTGGATTTAGAGGCGGTTCCTGATTCTGAGAACGACGTACGCCCTTATACACACAGAAATCAAAGCATCGTTGCAGTTTCTAGCACGTACCGTTACAGGTTTCGTGTTACCAAAGTCGGATCAGACGTCTCTAGTGAACAGAGCGTTTGTGAAGATTGGTCCGCCCTTAGCGGTGAAGAGTTTAGTGAATATTATCACTTCTCCAACACCGTTACTGAACAGGTTGTTAATGGTCTTATGACCAAACCTTGTACAGTTGTGGCCGTGAACACTGCTTTGGTGGCGATTTTATCTTCCGTCCCCGTCAATCTTCGCCCTAGTAATGGCGAATATCTTGGCACTAAGCTTATGCTTTGTGTCAAGTACCTTTCCGAGCGTTGCAGTTCTGGATTGGCCAAAGACACTCTGTCTATGCGAGAAATCGTTGACGGAGTGCCCGGCCGATCCTGACTGCTCGCTCGTGTTCCCTGGTTTCCGATCTATTACACTCCTGCTACCCGGAGTGTGAAAGTTTCTGATGCTCATTTGACTACTTTCCAACCTATTGAGGTAAAGAAAGTGTTGACTTGGCATCAGTTAAATTTGGAAACCAGGCAACATGGGGTGGGCGTTAGCCTGCTCCAAGGGGTTGACGGGGAACAGTTGGGGCACGGTCTTTTCCCGGCTCCTTCTGTTCTCTCTAATCTGTTGTCCCTTTGTCTTCGCCAAATCGTTGCAGAGTCTACAGACTACTCACTTTTATCCGCTTACACCGAAACTTCGAATTATCTGTCTGATAAGGTTATTGAAAACCTTCGTTTGGGCATGAGTGATGACGATTTTCGTGTTGGTTTTGATAAAGACCAGATTAAGGCTCTTATGAGCTCTAAGTCTGCGTCTTTCATTGATTCCCTGTGGGATGATCACCTCGACGCGATGTCGGGGAAGGAGGTTAGGGCTTATGTCCGAAATCGCCAGATCGTCAAATATGAAGAGAGTAGTAAGACTTGCGGTTTGATGAAAGTTAGGGGCATAACGATTATGAAAGAGGAAGCATACATTTACCTGTATAGGTTTTTGCAAATCCAGAAGAAGGTGTATTCTGACCCATTTTTGTCCAAGTGGATGATTAAGGGCAAGACACCCCATGAATTGATTGACCAGTTGAACACCATTATTGAGTGGACACACAGGTCACAAGACATTTCTGGTTTCGAGAAAGGCATCTTGGATTGTCTGAGACGCCCCCTTGAGAACAAGATTATTTATCAAGCGTTTTTGTTACTGGGACTTAAGGAAGAAGCTGAGTACTTCTTAAAGTTCGTTGGCAGTAATGAATTGCCTGATAGGCTTGGTGCGCGCAAGGTGAGCCATGAGTTTTTTACCGTTTATCTGATGATACGTTGTTCAGGTGATTTCTGGACATCATTAGGTAACGGCTTGGTCAACATTTCCATAATTTTGACTGGGCACCGACTCAAGTTCGCCGATCGTTACACTAGTCTTGACTCTTGGTGGGCCGAGGCCTCTAGACTGAATTTTGTTACCGAAGGTGACGACGCATTGATACCACTTTACATGTGGCATGACGTCGCCAGCCGTTTGGGCATGTCTTACAGTCTTGTTTCCGTTTCACATAAAGCGGGAGGTTCGGATTTCTTGAAAGTTTTGCATTACCCTTTTAATGGGCCCTCGGGGGTTCCTTACAAGCAACTCAACGTGTTACGCACTTTACGCTCTTTAAGCTATGTCACTATGACTGGTTTAAACAAGAACAAGTTTATGTTTTTGTGGCGTGCTAAGGCGATGTCAGTTGTTTGCTTGTCCCCCGGGCATCCCATTTTATATGCTTTGTGTTCGCGTATCGGGTTTTTGACCAGGGGAGCTCGTGCTTACTCTGGTTGGGAACAGGACTTTGAACAGCGCTGGGGAGTTGATAACCTCAGCTCTGTTGTGATTAGTTCTCGTTTTCCCGATTACGCACCGACGGATGACATGCGCGCCGCTTTAGCTGGCAGCGTGTGTCTTGAGTCCCCTCCCATTACTGTTGACGAACAGCTTCTCTTAGAGGAGCAGTTCGCCACCTGGGACATGTGGACTCCTGTCACTTTGACAGCCAGTTTAAAGAATTTTCAGTCAGACTACGTTGCACTTGTGGGATCAAGTGATGACATGGTATCTCAGCCTGTGTATTCTTTTGACTGTGATCCGTCGGTACACTATCTTTTGCGGGGCCTCGCTAATGGGTTCCCGCAGGCCCCTCTTCGGCCAAAGCCTGACCAGCTTTGGCCACGTAGGGGTAAATGAGACCGCAAACTTTGCAAATTTGCGCGAAATTTCCGGAAATTAGCTATTTCCGGCAAGTGTTGCTCACGACACACTTGATGCTAGTGGCGCGCGGTGTTTTTCACCGCCCCTTTTGGGACTCCCGGCAAGCAGTACGTAATCTGTTTGTTCCCTTTAGGTATCCTTTTTCCTATTTGTATGCCCGCGTAGCTGGCTTACATCGCATAGGCG